ATACATGTGTCATCTCCAAATCTGTCACACACTAGAGATGCTAGTTCTGTATCGTTTCCTTTCTTATTAGTCCCTGTCCAATAGTGCTGCCCATCTATCCACTGAGCCCCACATTTAGGGCAGGTTTTGATGTCCATGTTCTTAATCCAAAGGATACAATATTATATTTAGTTTAAGTGTATCCATCTGTTACAATGGTTACTTAAGTTATGTAAACTCAGTAGATCTCCCTCCATTGTAGAGTAGCAGCAGCACTAGCAGTGCTATTTCCAGTAGAAACAATTGTTCTTACCGATACAATGAATACTTCAGAATCCGTTGAATCAAAATTTTGAACAATAGTATTTTTCTTTGCTTGTGTAAGTTGACCAGAATTAACAGGTGATAAAGAATTTTGTGAAGATCCAGCTACAACAATACCAGCAGCAAAGATATCCAAATTAGCTCCAACAGCAAATGATGTGGCATTTCTACAATACTCAACACCGCTACTATCGTCAGCAGGTGTCCATACGAGACCACCTACATCTGTTGTTAATAATGAAGAAGCACCAGGCACTTTAATTAACTCATAATAAACATCATTAGTTGAAACATACATGCTGATATTATTTGGTCTTACTGTAATTCTATTTGGATAATTTTTAAAAGTATTTGTTAAACGAATTGCCAGCAAAGGTAATCTTGTTCCAGCAGTCGTAGATGTAGTTCTAGCAGAACCAGAAGTTACTGCCCAGTCAATACCACTTTCAACATATCCACCTTCTGACATTACAGTGGCACAAATTTGTTTCATAGAAGCACCTGCTGTGGTCCCAGTATTACTAATCTCACATCTTATCGGTAAATTTGGATTTGAAATGTAAACTTCATCAAGAACATTTGAGTGATAGTATTCGTGTGCTAAAACAATTTGACCATCGTGAACGAATCCACAACGAACTCTGCCAACTCCAAGCCACTGAAAGTCAATGTAAATCAGTTGGGTCTTTGAAGTATTGATGTTAAACTTAGAAGGACCAGTGCCATCACAAGGATCAATATTCCATTCTGATTGTGGAACTCTTCTCTTGTAATCCCCTACATTCGCTTCACTAACACTACCACTAACATAAGAACGAATTACAAAATTTAAAGTGCCATTATCTGTGCCGTTAGCAGTAGGACTACCAACTTGCTCAAAGTAAATACCATCTCTGTCATCAAAGTATCCAGTTCTTTTGGTTACATTCTGTTGGGCGTAACCAAAAGTAATTGAACTAAAAATCAGTTGGGATTTACCTGGCTGATAATGGTGGTAAAATTTTGATTGATGAATAGCACGGGAAGCGGGATTTGAAGATGTTGTCAACCTCCCCATCGCTTCGTTGAGATCAAAAGTAATATTGCCGCCATTCTCTAACTTATCTAAAAAGTTTGGATCAACAGCATAGATGTGCTTGTAGTCACCGAGAGTGAATAATTGGGAAGTCCTTGACCTACCAAAAGCATCCGAAGCAGTAGAACCTGTGCCAGCAGTCAACTTACCGAAGTTATCGGCAAGCATAACCACTTCAAAATTTGTTTTTTCCTGTGGTAGGAAATCTTCGTAATGCTTACTATATTGTGCCATAGTTAGGGAACCGCTGGGTAATTAGTTGTCTTGACATATGTTGATGTAATCTTGGCACCAGTATATCCATTGTTCCACGTTGCTAACCATGGATATAGAACGTCACTAGAAGAAGATGAAATAACTCCAGTATATAAATTGGCATATTGCCATTCCGTGCCAGTCCAAGTTACACTTTCATCTCCATAAATGTATGATGTTTTACCATTGACTGGAGCAGATGGTGCCATCTTTCTCCAACTCTGTCCCCCAACAAATCCAGAATTAGGATCTCCTGGAGTATTATAGAAAGGACCATCCATTAATACCCATGCTGTAGCATCTGGTTCAGCAGCATTTGCTGGGTCATCTTCTCCAATTTGGCAATCACTAATTGGTTGACAATTTTCATCATAACGTTGATATGATGCTGGAGTCCTGGTGGTGTTATCGTAATTTCTTGCCTGATAAGTTCCTGGTGTTCTTACAGAATTGTCGGATAATCTGGCAACATAATCACCATCCCAATCTTCATAAGTAATTTCAGACCACCCTTCACAACCATCAAATATCGTAATGGTATTTGATGCTGGTTGAGTGACAACTGGATTACAATCTTTATCGTGTCTAATATAAGACATTTTTTATTTTTATTTATCTTCTGGCAATGCCTTGCCCATTTCTTTGATCATTTTTTGTAGATCTGCTGTTGATCCAACAAACATTGTATTGTTAACTGTAGTTGGTCCATTACCTTTAATAGGAGCATCTAGATCCTTCATCTTCTTCTGAAGATCAATTAATTTATCAGTCATGTCTGAGACCTGCTTCATAGCGTTCACAGCGACTTCAAACGCTCTAGGGTGTCCTGACTCCTGAGCAACCTCTAAGGCACCTTGTACCGCCTCCTGACCCTTTTCTATGAGGTCATATAATTGACCCCTAGTATACTCATAATCTTTTTCAGGATCTTCTTTTTTAATGGGGAGATCTTTTGTTATATTTTGATCTTCCTTTTGAATATCTATATCAAATATTTGTTCCATATTATTTTCAAATTCATTCATAGGTTTAATACTCTACTATTTCTCCACTAAAACCAAAGTCATCATCTGCTGTCACTAATTGATCATCTAATTGATTAATGACATTATCATTATTTAAATCTTCTAATGCTTTTACTTGATATGTTAATGTAGCAGCTCTTACAAAATTATTTCTGTCACCACTATTTTCATCAACAATAACCTTACGAATAACACCAGATTGATTGAATGGACCGTAGATGTAAGACTTAGCAGTAAATTGTAATGTCCATGATATAATTCTTCTAGAATTAAAATCATCATTCCACTCATCACTGTAATCTACATTATTTAAAATAATAGAAACATCTCTCTTCTCTTCCATTTCTGGAATAAAATCAATTGTGATATTGAAATTTGGTTGGAAGTATGCTAAAATTTGCTCAAGGATTTGTAATCCATCAGTTTGTGATTTAGCCAAAATTCCCAATTCAAAACTAACATTATAAGGTATTGGTACATATTGTACCTTTACTTCATTTCCATTATCTGGGATAACTTTTTTATATTTTTGGATAGGACTAGTTTTTCTAGCGGCATCATATTGAATACCAGTCATCTCAAAGTAAATACGAGGAAGAGTAATAGCAACTTTACGAAGCTCTGGATTTTCATCTAGTCTAGTCAAATACTTATTCTTAGGACCATATCCTAATGGAACCTTTTGCTCATGAATAAGAGATCCAGTTTGTGGATCAGAAGTAACCAAAGTAATATTATTAAATAACGTTCCAAAACCTTTAATTGTTTTAGATATAGCTTCGTTGTAAAAATGTGTTCCCAGCATTAGAAGTTACCACCCATGTTACCATATTCTCCAAATGGATTAGTTTCAGACCAATCTAAAATGTCATCTGAATCTTTTTCAATATATTTATTGTCGTCAAATTCAGTGTTTGTATTTTCTATCTCAGTAAATTCTTCTTGTGGACCAATGATCCAAATACCATCACTGGTATAATCAGAATTAAATTTTTTGAGAATAGCATATTCTTCAGTATATTCTCCAGTAATATTAATAAGTTTAAGTGTTTGTGATGGAGCATCCCATCCAGCAACCTCTGCTGTAATACCAGTTGGAGTATAAGAAGTATTACCAAGAATATCTACTACGTTATAATATTCAATTACATCACCAACGTAGTAATTACCAGCACCACCATCAGCAAGAACAAGAGAAATAGCAAAGTCGTTATCAGTTTCTATATCATCAATTTCGGGAATACCAGTAGTAACTTCATCACTACCAACCTCATAGATTTCACAAGTCATAGTAAAGAAATATAATTTTCCAAGCTGGTAGAATGGCATCTCCCTTTCTACAAACTTGATTTCGTATAAATCTCCAGTTAGTGGAAAGTAAATTAGATCTCCTTCGTTTGGTCTGGAAGGAACTTTTAAATTCTTTAACCTTAAACTTTCATCATCCCATCTTCTGACTGACATAGTAAAAGTTATTTCGTCAGTAACTCTTAAACCAAACTTACTGATAAATTCAGACTGTTCTCCAAATCCCTGGATATTCTGAAGCATTGCTTCAATGACAATCTTCTCACTGAACTCTGAATGAACAATATCATTTAGAGCATTGTCAGTAAATGTTTTTCTTGTGATATAATAAATGTCACTACCGAACAATTTAATTTGTTCGTCTACAAGGTCTTGAATTAAATTTGTCTCGCTGTTATTATTTTGATAGTACAGCGGAAAGTAGTGACTTGTTGGCATATCAACCTATCATATCTAGTGGTGGTAACATATAATCTGAAATCATTTTAGATTCCAGCAGTTTTATTTCGTTATCTCCATCTTCCCATAACTGACGACCATTCATTGTA